ATCATGGTTAAAACGATCCCGAACCCGCGAAGGCAACGCCATAAATTTAGACGTAGCTTCAGCAACAACTTCCAAACACCGGCGATAATCGGTGACATTAGAAAAATCACCGTAGACCGGCTGCTTAGTAGCCATATTTCCAAAAGAACCCGTTCTTTTATACCGATCAATGATCGAATTCAAATTGGCGTTCTTGAACTCCGACTGACTGGTACGAGACAAACCACTATGCACACTCTGAAACTTTCCCATTAGAACCTCACTTTATGTAAGGCGCGACAGACTTGGCAACACTGGCTGCCGAGTTCACCGCACCGCCAACACGATCACGTAAATAATCTATCCATCCCGTAGTTTTAGGATGATCTTCAACAACCTTTGTGCTCTTCTCTTTGACCGTATTCTCCAACTCAACACTACGAGCGTTTGCCAACTGTAAACGGCGAGTAGCTTCCTGAGTTTTACGAACAGATGAATTCACCAAAATATCAGAGACCAACTTCTTGCCCTGAACGGAATTCAAATTAGTCATAGAATCAACAGACTGCTGCTTTTGCTTCAATTCCGCAAGCTGACTAGCAGAATTAGAAAGAGCAGACATTTCATTGTCAACTTCAGCAGCAGCGCCCTGGGGGGTAGAAGCACCACCACCACCAGCACTTAAAATAGGGTTCAATCCAGCGGCCCGTAAATCAGCAACTTCGCGGACATGGGCCGTATTAGACATCTCCCTCTGAAAATCAATCTGCTTATCCACATTTTTCTCATTCGACTGATTGGCAGACTTCTGACCAAAAAAACCAAACAATCCAGAGGCCAACGTAGTAAGAGCGGTAATTGTTAGCGGGTCCATAAATACTCCTTAGAAATGATCCATCAGACCCGGGACAGAAAACACCGGCAAAGGCCGCGCACAGATGTATTTAAAATAAGAATCAAGAATAAAATGAGGCGAACCAGTGACAGCTAAAATCCGATCCATCGGCGTCTGCTGCACAATAAAAGTATCATTGAACGGAGGACATGAAGGAAAGTCTTCAGCCAAATGATAAACTTCCAAAGAAGACGCAGCATCAGAACGAAGAATACCGGAAATCTGAGACGGCTTATAACGATAATCAGCATACCGCTCTTGATAATTAAAAACTTCCGTATCCGCAGAAGTACCGGCAGCAAAAATTTCCTGCTTCAAAACTTCCTGCTCTCCAAGATGCACAAATTCAGGCGCAAAAAAATCAAGACGATTACGCCGTGTAAACATCCTATGAAGACCCTGCTGATAATTGATATCAGCACGAACAGAAACAAGACCAATGATCATGCCAAATTCAGTAAACGACTTGCTAAAACCGTGACCATGCGCCGCGATCGTCGCAAATGCGTTCAACTTGCCCTGAGAAGTAGCACCTGTTCCCGTTTGGTTAGTTCCAACCACCGGATGAATAATAACATCAGCAGAAGAACCACCGAGATATTCCGGATACTGTAGCCGGCTATCAGGATTATCAACGCCAAAACGAGCGCTAAGAATTTCACCGTAGCGAGTGCCGGACCGCGCGTCACGCTCAAGCAAATGCTGGACTTGAACAGCCTCGCGATATGAATTGACAGTTGCCGCAGTTGCGGCCGTAAGGTCAACACGCAGCGTGCTATTAGGAACATAATAAACTTCGACAGTATCGTAGGTCTGCCTACCACTCCCATCAGTTCGACCATCCAAACCGCCCGGATAAGCAGCACCGGTTGAATTTCTTTTCCAAACACCATGAGCACCAGTTCCAAGAGTTGCATCAACAATGGGCGCCGTAGTGCCAAGCGGGATAGTAGCGGCATCACCTTTCTGAGGCTGAGAAAGCCCAGAAGTAAAATAATCATGCCTTTTACCACGCTTCAACAACACATAGTCTGCCGGATCATCAGGACCGGCATCTTTATCAACAACAACAGAGTCTTGCAAATTCTGATCACGGAAAAATCTGTTCCAGATCAGATTATACGCACGACCAACATAATTAACGTGCGTTAAAACAACACCAGGGCGAATACCGACATAATCCTGTAAAGAACCAACTGTATAACCACCAGCCGGAGCAGTACACACAGGAGTAACAAAATCAATATCATCGTCCGGATCGTCTCTTTCGCCCATCAACTTCACCCAATCGGTGTGAATCAACCGATAGGGAACAAAAAAGAAAAATGAATCAAGCTTCAGATTATCCATCATCGGCTTATTCAACTGAGAAGACATCCGAGCAAACGCGGACATTTTTATAGTCATAGTATCGCCGGGAATCACTTCATCAACCATAACAGGAATAAGATAGTCAGCATCAAAAGCAGTCTTGTGACCAAAAGACCGATCAAAAACAGATCGCTGAGCTTTCAACTTCGGAACACGTGAAAAACTATGGTTCATAACCGAGTTCATTTAACTTCCTTTCCTTCGACCGCAGTCATCACAACCTGAGGGGCAACCAGCCCAACAAACTGTCCGGTCAAATCATCGAAGGAGCCAAGCTCCATAAGGCAAAAATCAGTGGGATGCTGACACATAACTTGCCCTTCCTGTTTCGACAGATCCGAAAAACTCCTCATCGCCTGCAGCCGGTTAACCTGAAGAAACGGCTGACCAAAAATACCGGTCGATGAATCAAGAACTGAGAACACTTTAGGATTTGCCATTTTCATACCCTCTTTTAAGAAGTTTAGCGCGAGCTTCAAGGACCAATTCCTTTTCACCCAGACGCTTAAGATCATAAACCTTTCTTTTCGAATTCCGCTTGAGCTTCCTATCCTCTAGTTCCTCCGGGTCCAGAAGAGCGGACAACTTATCATAATACCGCGGCACACCTGACCGCGCACCATTTACACATATTGAATCATTCGCTTGAATCTCTTCATGGAAGAAGCTGACCCAGTCGGCACCCAAGCCCGGCCTACGTGACATGACAACGAACTCAGGAGTTCTAATTTGCACAATCTCCCCTGTTTTACGATCCACTTCTCCATAAGTAAAAACGGCGTCTTTTCCGAACGCCTTCTTACAGACATACCGCGCAACATATGCCGCAGTCTTGAAGGAAAAACAGCTAACCGTGCTAAAACCTTGAGTCCAAACACTTTCAAGTAGAGGGGAACGGTAATAGTCATATCCCCGTAAAGTTTCCCACCAATAAGCATCGGGCGGGAACCATCCAAAAACGCAGGCATGATAATGCGGCCGTTGACGTTTAGCACCATATTCTCCACAAGCAAAGTATCGAATTTTCACATCAAGTTTTTTTCTCAACTTCTTGAAAAATAACTGCAATTCTCTAACAGCAACGTTGCCATCTTTCGGCACCGTCTTTCCGTCATAAGTCAAGGTCAAATAACAATTATTAACGTGCATACTGGCTTCATGCTCACACCTGACAGCCCATTGCCTTGACCGCTCAAGCAAACAAGCGTCACATCGTCCGCAAGAGAGATCAAACGGCGGGCTGCCGTCAGACTGCGACTCCTTAAATACCAGATACCGTTTTCCATTAGCTGTTCGACCTTTCGAATACCACGCCCTGATCGGGCGTGTGCATACCATTACATTCTCGTCCCGCCGCGCATCGCGAAAGAACTGGTAAAATTCTTTTTGTGAGTACCAGACTTTCGTGAGAAATTGCGGCGCGATTTCTTAAAACTCATCCTTTTCCGAAACATACAACACCCCAAAAAAAAAACGGGGGAAGAATCTTCCCCCGAACAACTACTTACCGAACGACATAACGATCGACTTCACAAGATCGGCCCCGATCTTACACGCAACAGCAGCAAGGGCGCACCAACCGCAACCATCAACGGCTGCGAGAGCAACACCAGCGGCAGCAACAAGATTGCCAGCCACTTTCAGCTTATCATACCACATCACGCTTCACCCCCCTTCCAATAGAATCTTGAACACAAGATATCATCAAAGGGATAATACCCCTTAAACCCCAAACTGACAACCAAAATAAATCTGGTGTCAGTGGGACCCATTATGACAAGTGCCTCAGGGTCCGACGTGGCCGCCCTGAGCGGGCGACCTTATGCAGCCCACACAGTGGGCTTTACATTTATACTATGTCGAGATTCTGCGTTTTCCACACTCATCAAAGAAACTCTGCGAGTCTTCACGCGATTGCACACGCGATTTACCACGCGCGCATTTACGCGAAGACAACCGCACCCAGCTTTTGATTTAGTAAAACTGCATACGACATAGAAAAAGGGGGAAGGCCGGCGCCCTCCCCCTTCTACAACCCCTACCAATCGACTGCAAACCGCTTTTAAGCCGGTTTTTCGTCTTTACCCTGCTCACCGGCGGTTTCCGCCTGCGGAGCAGTTTCTACGGTCTCTACGAGCCCTAGCTCTTCGGCTTCCTTACGGTTAGCCGGATCAGCAGCAAAAGCTATGATCTGCTCAGGATCATGGTTAAAACGATCCCGAACCCGCGAAGGCAACGCCATAAATTTAGACGTAGCTTCAGCAACAACTTCCAAACACCGGCGATAATCGGTGACATTAGAAAAATCACCGTAGACCGGC